TCAGCATACCATCTCTCCAGGAGTCCGGGAATTATACCCTTTATATTAAACTTAAATATTGTACCATTGGCACTTAACGTCCACGGTTGATTACTATCAAATATTAGGCGCCATACGTCAGCAGCACTTAATATGTCACTACCACCCGATTCCCAGTCTACGGTAATCTCTGTGCCTATTTCTGAATTCATTACCGCTTGATACTCTAGGCTACCAAACATGTTTTCCCATGCATCAGCAAAACTAGCACCGCCATCCATCTTCTCTTTAATGTAATGGTCAGTCATTGTAGTTCTTAACTGTCCAACAACCGTTTCTGGCCCCATGTTAAGAGCACGGATCGCTGAGGGGTAGAGTGAGTTAAGATCGATTGCTCCGATGTATTCGTGCATGCCTTTTTTGGGATAAGCAACATAGGCACCGGCCGCTTGTGTGTCTCCTTGGTCATCTCTGGATCTCCTGTTAGGTACAACTAAGCCACGGGCATGGGCTTCGTTGATAATTGCTTGCTCAGTGACTGCTACAGCACCCATTGTGGTTTGTAGCAATACAGTATTATCGTGTGCCAGTTCATTAGCTAGGTCTAAGAAACGTAACTTCTTATCTAGCTTGGCAAGAATCATTGTATCCTGTCGGTTATAGTCAATAAACTTTGGGAAATCTTTATTGTATAGCTGATCTAATGTGCCTTCATATGCAACTTTGCTTTCGCCTAATTCGTATTCGCCGATAGCATCTAATGAGTAGCTATGACGTTCTTCGTATGTGTACTTGCGATACAGTTGCATATAGTCTAGGTGTACACGACCTAGTAAGTCAAATGTTAAATTCTCTGCACCAAAGCGTTCAAACATACGTTGCTTAGGTAATTGTCCCCACAAGCATAGTCTGCGTGTATCATCCTTGGATAGTACACGAGTAATACGCAGAGTAGTATAGGGAATATCGAAACCTTCTGAGTTCCAACCACTTAAGATGTCTGCGTCTTGTATTAAGTCCAAGAACGTGTTAAGCATATCTTCTTCACGCTCAAACAAATAACAGTTTTCGTACTGGTCACAAATTTCTTGTGCAGTTTCCCACGAGTAACTCTTAGGCGGAACAACCAAGGTGACAAGTTTGTCCATCCAGTCTAAGTAAACTGAGAACGCAGTAATAGGATTAAATGGATCTTCGGGTTTGGAGTAGCCTCTTAGTGGATCAAAGTCTACCTCAATATCGAAAAAGGCTGTTTGTAGTTTAGGCGAGTCAATACCTAAATAGTTTTCTTCTAAGCAACGGAAGATGGGATTAATGTCTGACTCCCATAAGCGTTTGCTGCCATTGATACGTTGTTCTTTATGAAACTCTTTACCATTCTTAGTAGAAAAACGTGACACGGGCGTGTCAAAGATAGTGCGGAACTTACCGCGAGGGTCGTCGTAGTAGAATACATAGTTAGCTGGATACTCTTTAAAAACACGTTCTCCATTAACACGTTCTACCACATGTATGCGATCATGATCGCGATCAAACAATGCGTCAATATATGACATTTATTCTCCAATGTGTGTAACTTTGAGCTTACACTTACTCTACATGCCGGTTAAGCCAGCGAGTCTTATTATACTACTTTACTGCTACTAATACAAGTTTAGTTAAACCAACTGTGTCAATACAAAACAATAAAGCATAGTTGGCTAACATTCCAAAACTGCCACGGGTCCATGCAGCCCATGCATATACAAGAGTGCTACATACCCAAATACTATACAATGGTAACAGTGGAGGATCTGGTAAGAACCAAGTCATACCAAATGCACACCCTACACTACCAAACCATGCACCTATTTCTAAACAAAAGCGTAAGGGCCAATCTTGGTAGTCCTTACGCATCCAGTTAGAAGTATTAGACAGCCAACCAGAGACAGTTTGCTTCAAAGTGTTTTACCAACAGTTTCGAGGATAGTATTTAATTCTTCATTGTCTTGATTGGTTTCACCAAGTTTAGATTTTTGGGCAATCCTAATTGCCTTCTTTAGGATAGCTGGTTTAATTTCCATTTCTTCTGCAATGGCTTTAACTGTATCCGATAAGCCGGCATTTAAGTCTTCGATTTCTTGTAGTACGGCCATACCCTCATTTATGATCTGAGTCAATTTTGCTTTTTGTTCGTTTGAGAACATGCGTGAACCTGCCATTTGAATCTCCTATGTAATTGATTTATTATACAGTATTTAATTCAATAACGCAAGAGGAGTTTAGAAAAGTTATTCAAAGAAAAACCGCTTTTTCCAAATACATTCCGGAGCACGACTTCCATATATTCGAAGGGCAGCGGCGAGCCCATTCACACCGTAATTAAACGGATCCTAAGGTGAATCTCTTATTTTGGTATACAGTTAGGGACCATATGGTCACCTTTTTTCTTCATACCAACTTGTTTGTAATTTTTCCAACAATCCTCATCTAAGAATGTGTCGGCAAGTTTTTTGCATAGTTCTTTAAGTTTTGGATTACTTGTTTCTGTACTTGTATCTTCTTCTTGTGTGGGGTCTTTGTAACCGCAATAAACGTGTTTAATGCCGCTATGAGCAATTAGATCTTCACAGCTTTCGCCTGAGCGTTCATCCATTGGACGATTGCAAGGACTTAATGTGGTTACTATAATACAATCAGCATCAGCATCGGTACAACGTTCTAATGCGGCACGCTCGGCATGTACTCGGCGCCCATCTTCGGTCGCATAGTTAACACCATATATGCGTCGACCATCTGGATACACTACACAAGCTCCGACCATACCATAAAACTCTGAATCGGACTCTTGGCCGTCAAGAACCATTTCACAGCAACGTGCAAGTATACTATCTAATTCTTCTTGGGGATCAGACTGGGCTGTAAGGATTTCGTTTATAATCACTATCGTCGCCTTCTGCTTGTTCTGGCCAAACTGGGTAGTCGTTCATTCTGGATTTGCTTGACTAAAGTTACGCATAATAATGCCAGCTTCAGCATTGGCTTCATTTTCTTCTTCACTGCCAGTTTCGCCACTTGTATCATCCAATTGATCTTCACATGCTTGTTTGTAGTGTACAAGTTCGTGTGCTAGTGTACGTAACGCATCTTTTGGATGGCGTCCTTTTGTCACTAGATAGATGCAACCGTCGTCTGGACTAAAACAACCAAATGTAGTCCCGTCTGCGCCTGGCACACGGTCGACTACTTTAATTACAGGTAATGTATTGATTCCTAAATGCTCTTTGGCAAACGGCAAAAATGATTTAACAAAATCGTTTTCGTGTGACTCATACATAATTTCAAATATTTTTGATTCTGCAATCATTAACATGTCTTGCAATTCTTCTACGGATTCGCAATTCCATTTACGTAATGATTTATTGATACGACTGTTTGGATCGTTCTTAGTCTTAGCCGACGTATTGTGTTTCTTCATGCCCTTCATACGAGCACAGAAACTCTTACGACGCTTGGAAGACTTTGACCCTTTTTTAAGTTTACTAGGTTTAGTAGTTACTGCTGTTTGCAATTTGCTACCAGGATGTTCTTTGCGATAACTAGCAACGCCCTTCTTGTTTAAGCCGCCGTTCTTATTCTTGCCAGATTTTTTCTGCCAAGCTGCGGTTTCAACAATGATCTCTGTTATTTTCATTTTTTCTTAAGTGCAATAGCACCAACTTTGCGTGTTGTACTAGAACGATTAATAGTAGGCGATTCTTTGCTGTCGTCATCGGTTAAATTAAGTTGACTTTCTGGTTCGCCGCCATGTGGATCTAACCCTAATTGTTTGAATGCAAAATCGATCATATCTTGTTCTGCTTGTGTATAGGTAGTCATTACTGGGTCGCCACTAAGTGCGCCAGCTGCTGGAGTTGTAATTTCTGGTGCGCCAGCTAGTGCAAGCCCAAATCGATATTGTTGGTAGAATGAACCGTTACTCTTGTTCATACTCAATGCTGGCAAGGATTTAAGTCCTTTAATGCCAGCAAACTGGTCTGGTGCTAATTTTTTACCGTCAGCGACCGGGCTATCTTCTGTAATAATTTCGTTTATTTTCATTTGCTTGTGGCCCTTAACATCCAACTGTGCTTACGGAAAGCATCCATGCGTTCTGCTAGGAAGTTGGAGAAACCATGTTCTCCTTCTGCTTCAGCAACATCGTAAACCTTCTTTAAAATAGTAACCATATTATCACTATCTTGCAATAGCTCAGCGACCATTTGTTCTGCTGGCACTACACTCGTTTCATCGTCAATTTGACTCAGTACACTAAAGCGACTGTTACTCCCAGGAGCATACGCACCAAGAGCACGAATCTTTTCAGCAAACGGATCAATGGCGCCATACACTTCAGAGTTGATTGTATCAAACAATGCGTGTAGTTCTTGGAAGTTAATACCTTCGACGTTCCAATGAAAGAAAGCCGCTTTCAAATAGAAAGTGTATTGGCTTGCAAACCCAATCTTAGCGGCTTTAAGTAATTGTTCGTTCATTTTGTTTTGTTAACACTTTCCGATAATTCGTTTACTAAACTAGCAATTTTTGTATTACGTTCACTCTGTAGTTTAGTCCAATAGTTTGTACTTTCGCCTAACTCTAATTCTTTCTTCTGTTGAGCACGTTTTTTAGCGTAGTCAGTTTGTGGATTCTTAGGTTGACGTGCAACAGGCTTGCCAGCATCTATATCACGCTCACGCTGACGACGCTTTTGATAATCTGTTTCAGCCTCCGCCACACCTTGCTGTCCTTGGACAGGGCTGTCTCTAAGTGCATCTCGATAAAACTCTTTGAAATCTTGTGCCAATTCTCTTGCTGACCACGCCCAAGTTTGACTGTCCCAATCGTCTGTCATCTCAGCTTCAAGTTTAGTACCCGGGTCTCGACCACGACTAAACCCTATACGAACAGTATGTTCAATTTGTTTATTAACCAACTTTGCAAATAGTTTGCCATTGGGATTTGGATTAATTGTTACTTTATATCCGTGTTTTTCAGCAAACTGTATCGTTGGCTGTAAGAACTGAATTTTAGGATCAACCCCACCGGATATAACCGGAACAGCCTCCGCCACACCTTTGTTGTCTAAATCTCTAATATCCTGTTTGAGTTCTTCTACTGATAACCTTCCATCTTCCACTGCTTGGATGATTTTGTGAGCCATCTTGACTTTTTCTGTGGCACTGGTCATACCAATCTTGCCACCCCAGTATAGGTCAGCAAAGGTATTGGCAAAATGTTCAACATCTTCGTCGGTGCCTTCCGCCACACCTTTGTTCTTTTTAACTTGAATTTTAGGCCTAGCCATTGC